ATCTTAAAAATGCATTCCTAAAATATGGTTTGGAAAATTTTGTAGTAGATATAATTGAAAAATGTGATATAAAGTTATTAACAAATAGGGAACAGTATTATTTAGATCTTTATAAAAGTTACGAAAGACATATTGGATATAATATATGTAAAATAGCAAATAGTATGATAGGTTACAATCACACAGAAATGACTAGACGCAAATTATCAATTAGTCATACTGGCGTTAAGTTATCTGATAGTCATAAACAAGCTATATCAAGAGGTGGTTTAGGTAGGAGTGTTTCTCCTGACGTAAGACTTAAAATATCTAAATCTCATATTGGTAAATCTAAAAGTATAGAACATATAAATAATATAGCAGATAGTTTAAGGGGACGTACTGTAGCAGAAGATGTGAAATTAAGAATATCATTAACACATAAAATGAAGGGTAGAACCCCTGAACATAGTTTAAAATTAATTGAGGCATCAAATCTTGTTACTAGAAAAATGGTGCAACAATTAGACTTAGATAACAATGTAGTTAATATTTTTAGTTCATTGAGTGATGCAGCTAGAGCTATTGGAGGTGATGTATCAGGAATATCGTTATGTTGTAATAATAAGATATCAAAACATCGCAATTATAAATGGAAATTTTTAAATTAAAAGTATGAGTAAATTAGTATCAGGTGATCCTGAAAAAGACTTTTTTGAACAGAATCCTGATTTGAAAATTGCATTTTTAACAGATGAACTCAAAAAAAAATATTCTGGAACAGAATTATCTAAAATATTTTGGAGTATATATTTGTATTCTGATTTAAACAGCAAATTATATAGGATACCCGAAAAGGAGAGATTGTTGGAAATACAAAGATATTATAAATTTAATCCAGATGAATATAAAGATTTAATTTCAGTATATAATAGATATGTGTTTACAAAAGAAGAGACGTTATATAGAATACAAATATCAAAATTAGATGAAATTACAGCATATTTAAGTACGTTATCTTTAGATGATGATACTGGTTTCAAAAAAAGTATGCAGATCATGGGTAAACTAAGTAAAATTTGGAATGACATGGAAGTTGTAAAAAACAGAATGATAGAATCCTCTAATAAAACAAATATGAAAGGTGGAGCCAAGGAGTCTGCCAGAGAATCAAGAAATAAATAAACAATAAAATATGATATCATTTCATTGGTATAACCTTTTTAAAGATGGAGAATTTCATTTAGGAATATCCGGTTCAACAATGAGTATTCTAAATGTTTCAGATGATTTTGATCCTAAAAAAGATGAGTTACTTGTTTTGGGAGAAACATTTGGATTATCCATAGGATTATTCTTTTGTACTATTAATTTAATGTTACATAAGAAATTTTATGATGTACCTGAAAAATTAGAATAATGAGTAATGTAGTTAAGACTTCAAATAATACTGGTAGTAATATGTTAGAAATTCCACTACCTAAGTTCAATTACGGAGATACTGTGTATTACGATAATAGTGGAGAATCAATGAAAGGTTGTGTAATTAATATTAATTATAATATACCAAAATGTGTATGGAGTTACTTAGTATGTTTTGGTCCGTTAACAGGTGAATATTATTTAGTAGAACAACAATTATCTAAAAGAAAAACAGTATAATGACAGATAAACAAATAAAATCAATTTTAGATTATTTCAAACATTCTGATATAGTAGATTATCATGAGAGTGATGGATGGATGAGAGGAGGTTTATCATGTGTAAAAGATGAGTACCATCTAAGTATGTGTATATATGATGATGTACATGTAGGTTTTGATGTAAGATATAGATATAATGATGATTTTATTAAATATGATAGTATATATGAGATAGATAAAATAGAAATGACAGATTATATTAGATTATTTATAAGTTATATTAAAGACTTCTATACAGAAGAAAATAACTATAAAAAACAAGAATTTAATAAACTAATAAGGTTTGACGGAGAATAAGGTTTTAGTACCAAGTTTATTTCCAGAAATCTATGATATAAAAGATTTTATACAAGCAAGAAATTATCCGGTAATTCATCCTGATAGTTTTCAGTATTCAGAATATTGGTCAAAAGAAGAAAAAAAGTGCTTAGAAGGCTTTTGGGGAAAAGACTTTAGAGATGGTAAAGGAGGGTACAGATATGCATCTGGCCCTCTTTACTTTTATGTTAATTATGCTGTCATAGCAGATGAAGATGAGAAAGGTAAGACAACAGCTAATATTATCCCTAAATTAAGAGATGTAGAATGGATTGTATTCTATGGGTGGTTAGTAGCTAATGGATTTTCAGGATTCATGGATGATAATGAATATACCTGTAATTTAGTTATTAAAAAAATAGAAGAGGGTATAGAGTTGTCCCCTAAAGAAAAAATAGAATTTGATAAATTAAAACATTTAAAAAAAGAAGATGGATCATATAAAACATATATAGAGCCTAAAGAATATTTATATCAGACTTTTGAGAAACCATTAGGACTTCCTATATACGATAATCCAGCTAAGGATTTTATGTGGTTAGCATCAAGATCATTGGGAAAAGCACTATCTCCAGATGAACTAGTATTGTCTCAGAATGGTTGGAAATCTATTAAAGATTTAACAATAGGAGAATTAATATATGGTTCAGATGGTAAATTAACTAAGGTTTTAGCAAAAACAGATATTACTAATGATTTAAATTTTTATAAAATAACATTATCTGATGGTAGGACAATAGAAGCTTGTGAGGATCATAATTGGAAAGTATGGAATAAAAATCTAAATAGAAATAATAAAATAGATAAAACTCCTGTATATTCTACATTAACAACTAAAGAAATACTAAAAATATATAAACAAAAATCTTGGAAAAGTAGAAGTAATAGATATATTGAGGAAAGAATATGTCACCTACCATTAAATAAATGTATAGATTATGATGAAAAAGACCTCGCTATAGACCCATATTTATTGGGTTTATGGTTAGGGGATGGAAGTTCTAATTCTGTTGCTATAACAACTAATGATGATGAAATAAAAGATTATATATATAATGTTGCAAGTAGATATAAAAATCATAAAGTAAATGTTACTCAAAATAAATATAAAAATTGTCCAACATATAGAATAACAGAAGGATTAGTACCAAATGTTTCACGAGAATTACGTAATAAGTTTAAGAACTTAAATGTATTTAATAATAAACATATTCCTGAAATATATTTAACAAGTTCTAGAGAACAACGATTAGAGTTATTAAAAGGGTTAATGGATACAGATGGAACATCTTCAAATGGTTCTTTAGAATATTATTCTAAATCCAAAAGATTAGCTTATGATGTATACCATCTCAGTTTAAGTTTAGGCTTTTATACTACAATAAAAATAAAGCAAGCAATTTTAAATGGTAAAAATTACAGGGATAGTTACAGAGTAAAAATAACAACGGATGAAAAAATATTTAAACTAAAAAGAAAATTAGATAATCAAAAAACTGTAAAAAATAATAGACCATTTAACGGAAGATACAGTAGAGTATCAATAAAAGAAATAGAATATATTGGTAAAAAACCAGGGATGTGTATTACTGTTGATAATAATGATAGTACCTATATTACAAAAGATTATATTGTAACACATAATTCAGTTATAACTGCAGGTATCTTGGCTCATGTGTTTACATTCTTTGGTAAGAAATATTATGATGATGAATATATATATTCACCAGCAGGTATTGAAATAGCAGTTGGATCTGCGCAAGTAACTAAATCCACAGAGCTCTTAAAGAAGATGTCTTCTATATTGGAGAACTTAAAAACTGGTCCTGGATCATATGGTAAGCATGAAAGTTTTATTCCTGGATATTTCTATTTATCTACATCAGGATCAATGTCTCCTTCTAATAAATCCCCTTTCAGACATGAATATCAAATAAAAGAAGGTGGTACGTGGGTAACAAAAGGAACCGGAACAAAGTTAGTACACGTAGCATGGGGAGATAATGCTGAAGCTGCAGTTGGAGGTAGATATCAAGTTATAGCCTGTGAAGAAGTAGGATTAGCAGATGATATACTACAAATACAAGGTGCTAATAGAGCAACAATGATCCGTAGAAATAAATTTGGGTCTTGTATGTATATTGGAACTGCAGGT